TTGTTAGAATGTTGATTCATAAGGGTTGGCGTAAATTTCTAAGAAATATCCACCTTCATCGTATGGATTCTTTGTAATATATCCAGACTCTGTAAATGTGCCGATTGAAGTATCAGTAACATATTTAGCCAACTCGTTAGCAATTTGTTCTGTTACCACTGGAGCATCGGCTAATGCTTTGCTACCAGAATATGTTAATGTTTCTGTTATAGAAGATGAAGCGTATGTATCAGATAACGCTTTATCAAGTTGTTGTACTAAAGAGTCTGTAACTGTAGCTACATTAGTATCGGTAACTAATTTGGTAAAATCTTTACCAGTAATAGACTCGGTTACAGTTGCTGTGTCGGCTAATGGCTTGTCAAAAGAATAGCTATAAATTTCTGTAAGATTAGAATATACCTCAGAAAGACTAGTACTAATAGATCTAGTCATAAACTCTGTTACAACTGGTGTATCATCTAATACCTTAGTTGTATTAATTGGTGTTAATGATTCACTAGATACAACTAAATCTGTAGCACCTTTACCAAACAATAAATTTGAAACATCTATTGGAGTGTCAAACGAGTCTTCTAGTGTTTTATCAACATCAATTTTTGTGATTTCATCTAGAAGAGAACTACCACCACCAGGAATTTCAATAGCATCTGAAACATCTTTATATAGAGTAATCGCAGTTAAATCTATTGGGAAAAATTGATCGTATAAAGTAATACCAAGAGACTTGATCATTACCTCTAGTGCAATACTTAAATCGATTTTATTATTAACGCTATATTCACCAAACAATGCCATACCAGAAGGATGTAGCATAGAACGAACAACTGATGCATATGACTGCAGCTGTTCGTCAATACGAATAACGTATGAGAATGCTTGATAATAATACGAGTCTTGAATGAACATAGCATCATTTAAGAACCCATCATTTGAACGATAGTATCCTGGATACTTTGCTAGTGCGTCTAGTGAAACATTAATTAATGCTGGGTTTCCAGCAATAGTATCTTTTGCATCAAGATAAAACTGACGAGCAACAGTACCAACATATGCACCATCAGAATAAGCATAGTTCCAATAGTCACCATAGTTAACGTACCCCAGCTCACTGAATCCTTTTGTTGGATCATTAGTATTATACGAGTAACTATCTCCAGTTATAACTTCAGCAGTAGCACCAAAACCAGTTGTGTCTCCTGGAGCATTGATAATATTAGCAAAAGCAGTAGTGTATCCTTCTCCCTGATTTGTAATAGTTATCCCCGTAACCACACCCCCAGTAATAGTTGCAGTGGCAGTAGCACCAGTACCAGTACCACCAATAACAACCTGCGGTGCAATAGTATATCCTGATCCACCTGTAAGAACATTAATATCACCAATAGTATCTAATACTTTAGAATATGTAATAGTGGTTGTTTGTTTTTCAATTTTTCTACCTGTTGTTACTGCAGATGTTGGCAAAATAGTAATAGAAAAATCAGTAGTATATCCAAGAGCAAATCTAATAATATCAATAGTTAAAAGACCACCCGCATCATCAACTGTTGTAACCTTAAACCAAACGGCAGTTCCTTGACCAGAAGAAACTTGAAAAACCTGTCCAGGTCTAAACCCTTCACCTCTATTTTGAATTTTTAATTTAGAAGTTGTTGGTAGAATTTGTGCTTGGAAAATACTTCCTAATTTAAGAACATCTCCAGGTGTAATAGTACCATAAAAATTTCTATCTAAGAAAATTTCCCAAATGTTATTTGTATCATCAATTAAAACAGCAGACTCAACGTTTGCTGTAACCTTTGTTAATTTTTGAGTTGTTGGATTAATTTCTGTTCTAAAAATTTTTCTAGAAGTTTGAATATCAACAGCTTTACCAACAATTTCATTTGGATCACCAGCATCTACACGAACAAATACTGAAATGTCTTGTTTCCAACGACCATCAGAAACACGAAGCATCGAACGTCCAGGATACTCCATGTTAATTTCTTTACCGTAAAGTAAACGGAAAAGTAGTCTATATGATGCTTCTGAACCCTTGGCCAAATACTCATCACGAATATGTGAAAGCACAAAGCGTTCATTTTGCACACTAGCTGGTAAATTATTTGCAAGTTCAGCTTTGAAATATTGAACAAATTTATCTAGAGTTAAGTCTACATCTCTAACTTGATCTAAACGAATATCATTGTTTTGTAGAAACTCATAATATGCTTCTACGAAAGCAACGAATGTAGGATAACTCTCTCTGACAAACTCAGGGAGTTGTTTGGCAACAACGTCTGCTATGCCAACTTTTTTGTCAATAGTTCTTAACATTTATTAAACTTTACGAACTGAAGTGAATGTATAGTTCTTACCTGCTTGGTTAGAACCAGCTGCAGTAAAGTCATTCACCACACTAACTTGTAGGTATGCACGAGCGACTTGAACGATCTGGTTATACGCTGGGACAACGTCGTATGATTCTGGTTTAATCACAAACTCGAATGCAGCATCAGCAAGAGAAGTGATTGTTAAGTTTCTTACAATTAAAGACCCATTAGAATAATTTACTGTTCCAATTTGACTGTTGACGATAACTTTATTTTTATTTGCATCAAATTGGAATAAACGAAGATTACCTTCACCATCATCATCGATGTAGTGAATATTTGCAGAATTTGGAATATAGAATCCAGTAGTAAGCACAGACTCGTCTGGAATAACTGACTGATAGATTGGGTTAATCATAGTCAGTTTATATTCAGAAGATAGATTATAACGTGGAGTAAATTCACGACGAATTTGAATACGAGTTGTGTTGTTTACAATAGCAGTATCAGACTCATCAACCAAACGAACTAATTGAGAATAACGTAAGATACCATTAAACTGCTGTAATTCTGCTTCATCATAAGCATAAATTGCGTCACGAATAATTGTTTCTAATTGTGCAGGAGTCTTGTCAGATACTTTGGAGTTATAGTAAGCAGTCACAGAGATCTGCACGTTAAAGTATTCAGGATCTACGAACTCTGGGGTAATAGAAACAATTGAACGTGGTGCGATAATATTGTTGCGGATAAAGTCTTGCTGAGTCTGAGTTAATTTTGCAGCATCAGTAGGTTTTACGCAAATAAATGTTTTACCGTAAATTGGTGGATCGTTATCTTCACCACCCCAAACAACGACAGATTGTGCTTGAGGATAATTTTTATAGATGATTGTTTTATAGTCTTCAGTAGTAACTGCTCGATTTTGTGCAGCAAACATACGTGGTGCATTAAACTTAATAGAATTTACTGTTTCTGGAGCAGATCCACCTAAAGCTGGAGTAGAAGTGATAACAGTAAGACCAGAACCAAGCAACGCTGAACCAGCATATGAGAATACGTTAGCTCCGTTTGGTGCAGCTAATGAAGAAACGAAATATTCAAAAGTTAAATAGTTTCCTGGCAGTGGTTTATATCCAACTACACCATCACCGAAATAAATTTCGTATAAACCATCATCAATTTCTTTAACGAAATATGCTTTAGTTGTTGAATCTAAAGAAGTTAAAGATTCTGCTGGGGTGAATACAGTAAATAAATCATCAGTTTCTGTTTCACGCAATTTAACTTTTAGAGTAGTTAAGTCAACATTTGCATTAGGAATGATATAGCGTTGTCCTTCTGTAACAAGATAACTGTAAGTTAAGTTATTCCCTTCAATCAATTCAACATTATTAAATGTATAGAAACCAGATGCGGAAACAGTTGACACGTCTGATGTGTTATAGAAAGTATATGACACACCATCAATAGAAGTAAGGAATGGTTGACCAGCTGGTAAAGTAACAACGTCTGGGTTTAGAGTTGGTGCAGTAATAGTAGCATTTACATATGCCTTTGCACACAACGCTGAGTTTGGTGTATATCCTAGATTTTTAGCTAAAGAAACAACAGATGAACGCTTACTTGCGGAATCTAAGAATAGTTCGTTTACTGCAAGGTTAGTATAAAGTGCGTTATAGTGAGTGTTGTATGCTAGAACATCTAGTAAGATAGAGAACGCAGAACCCTCAAAGTCATAGTCACTGAACTGGTCATTACCAGCCATAAACTGTTTAAGGTTGTTCTTAATATTATCAAAGTCTAGTTCTGCTACTTGGATACGTTTAGTGATAGCCATTTATCGTGTTCTCTCTAATAATAGGTCTAATGTTACTGGTCTTTCTGTATTTCTAATCTTGAACACGATAGAAACATACAGAGCATTATTATCTGGTGAAACTACTGGTTCGACTTCCATCAATTCAACTCTTGGTTCAAAGTTATTAATAACATCAATAATTGCTCTTTTAACAGTTATTGCAGTAAGAGGTGTAACTAAGTCGAACATTAAACCACGAATAGGAGAACCGATTTCACTATGGAAAGGTTTTTCATAGTTTCGTGTTAAAATTAAATTTTTAATAGACTGTTTAATCGCATTTTCATCAAACTTTCTAACGATATCATTAGTCACTGGATGAGGAGTGAAGTTAAGATCCAAGTCCTGAAAAACTCGGGTTTTTCTTGGTTCTGTAATCTGTGGTAGTGGATTGGCGATAGTCATACTCTTATTTATCTTACCTCTTGAATGTATTTGCAGATCCTTCAGCTATTGCATCACCGCAGTAAATATTATCTCCAATAACAGCTATCGGGTATCCCTCTATAAACGTCTTATTATTCGGATTAGGAATAGGGTATCTTTCCTCCTGTGGATGAGTGGTCAAACCACAAGTATGTGCAGCAAATTGACATGACGGATCTGCAACTCCAGCCAACATACCATTAACATACGTTTTTTGTATTGGTGTAGTGACTAAAGCTGTTGGAGGGAAACATCCGTGCCCTGTGCTCATATCTCCAAGTCTAACTATTGCACTCATACAGTATACCCAACATATTCTTGTAACGAGTTCTTACCACTAGTCCAATTATTTGTTACAGTTTTAGTATAAACCTGAGTAGCTATAACAGTAGATCCATCTTTTGCTACTGCTGTATAACTAAAAGTTTTAGAAGTAATCACACTAGCCTTATATGAAACCATCTCATGTAGTTGTGATAGAGGTATCTGAGAAAATTTAGAAAGTACAGGAAGTTCTCCATCTTCTGTTCTATAAGTTATAGTATTATCAAAAGAATCAGTATAATATCCAGAAATAGAATTTCCAGAAACTGTTATAGTATCTGGGTTTATCTCATTCGCTGTAATAGTAACAGGATACGAGGTTGATGTTAAATCATCAATATAGGTTATGGAGTGAGAAATACTTATATTCTCATCAACAGAACCTAAACTAGAAGAAACTGGATCCCAAGCCATTATTTCTTAGCAGGAGCGGGGATGGTACTTAGTAGATAAAATCCAGCTGGAATACCAAACGAGTTTCTCTTATAAGTGGAGTCATTTACCATAGTAAATGCCCACTTTCTGTTATTTTCTGGGCGATACCCAATGTGCATCCAGCAAGATCCTGGATAACGATACTCTAGAATAATTTGGTCGTAAGCAACAACTCGTTCGATCTGTTGAATTGTTTCATATGTCTTAGTGTATAGATCTGGGTGTTTCAGGATAATATCTACACAGTGTCCTTTACAGTGATCTGATGTCGCAGATTCAGTAGTCACAACACCCTTCAAACGATATCCAGAAGTGATTTCCCACTGGGTTTTCCAACCACCAATACCACCTGGAAGAACTGCTAAAGCAGGTTCTAATACATTATGTGCAGTATCAGCTAAGTGACCAACAATCTCTTCAACAGTGAACAAACGATCTGTAGATCCACCATATCTTAGCATCTGAGCAGTTAGTCTATGCTTACCATTAACACCACCAGCAATCAACATACCAAGTGAGAAATTCTTAGACAAACGATAGTCATTAGTATAATCTTTAGTACTAATAATTAAAGATTTGTCCACAGTTGTTCCAGTCACTCCACCCGTTGCAGTTGGTGCAGATTCGTCTGCAGAAGGAGGTGCTGCTCCAACTACAGCATCTTTTCTATTTGTTTCTGCTGCAACAGCACGACCTTCTGGAGTATCCCAATCGTCTGGTGTTTCAATAGTTGCCTTTTCTTCAATCTGTCTTTCAGGAGGAATAGAAAATGGAACAACAGGATTTAATGCAATTCCAGCTGCAGGAGGAGATAGTTCTACATTATCAACATCAACTGCACCATCAGCACCATTACCAAATTGCCCTTCGGAATAATCCATTCTGGTTACACCACCAGATAGATAATTTGCGTCACCTTCTGATTCAACATTTGTTGTTGCACCTTTAACATTAAATGCTTGTGTTGCCTGTAAATTCATTTCTGCTTGAGATTTGATATAGAGATTACCAGCATCAATAGAGTAGTCACCAGCAACTTTAACTTTGAAATCTCCACCAACTGCCATAGCTACATCATTAGCAACACCAATTTCCAAATTGTTACCAACATTCACAGTTGCATTCTGAGCAACTTCAATGTTTGCGTCTGTTCTTGCTAAAATATTACAGTTGCCATCAACAGTTATGTTGCACTCACCTGCTACGTGGATACAACCATTCTTTTCCATAAGAACATAGTTGTCTCCAATGATGTAATTAACTTGTGTGCCATTTGCATCAATTTCAGTGAATGTACCTGCACGATGATATGTATGGATGCGTTCTTGTCCAGGAGTATCGTCAAATTCTTGAATATGTCCAGATTCTGACTCAAACACTTTATTAAATGGATATTTTGCTCCATAAACAGGCTGTGGTTGATCCCAAGATCCCATACCATTTGCCTTTGGTATTCCAAAAACACGTTTAGCATCTTTTAGACCAACAACAGTTCCTTCAACAACCCCACGAGCTAATCTATTGATATCTGACTCACCCAAATAATCTTTTAATGGATATTTGTTATTTGGGTCACGGAAACCAACACCATATGAACCAGATTGAATTGATTTATCAGATGGTCCAGGTCTATCTGTTCCAGTAATAACTGGTTCTCCTGGACTTACTGCACCTGCATCTTTGACAACACCACCAGAAGATTCTAAACCATAAAAATATTCATAGTATGATTGTTTACGTGCAGAAATGTCGGGAGTATTAACTCCAACTGCTTGTTTTGCTGCAAAGAAATATCCAGGATGGCTATTTGGATTAACACCTTTGGATACTCTATCTTTAATATACAACGCAGCAACTAATGCAGATACGTTAATATCAGCATCCAAAGAATCTGGATCATTAACGATATCTAATGATAAACCAAGTTGATTCGCTAACTTTTCGTATTTAATATAATTTGCACGACCAGTTAGCTGGATAAACCCACGTCCAAAATACTTTCCACCATGTTCGTCAGTTAAATTTCCTAAGAATCCTTTACCACGTTTTGTTGGTCCATATGCCCATGAGAAAAATTCCTCACGTGTTAAACCTTTCTTTTGGGCATTAGAATACTTTTCTACATCTTCATCTGTAGCAAAAGAATATACTTGTTTCAATCTTGCAGGATTATAGTTGTATGCTTCTAATTTTGGAATCCATCCAGATTCACCACCAGCAATACCAAGCAACGCACATTTCTGTTCTTTAGTTGTCAATCCAACTTTATCGCAAGCAGCGATGAGTGCCTTAATACCCTCTGATGCTGCAGCAACATTTGTTACTGATTTTGTAGGTGGAACAGTAGGAATTGTTTGATTGGTTGATGTTTGTTTTACTTCATCTGCTTTTTCTGCAGTTGTAGAACCAATAACAGTAGATCTACTTTCTGCAAGAGCAGAAAGGTTGGATGGAGCATTTTCAAACTGAATAATATTTTCAGTATAGTCTCGTACTACGTTAGAAATTGTAATAGTTGTACCACTATCAATAGAAACGATAGTTGTATTCTCTGGTAATTGATAACCAATCACCTTCATGTTTGCTTTAAGAACAGAAGTCAAATCTGTTCTAGCAGAATCTGGATCGTAAAATGTTAATTTATTTCCAGTGACTGGTCCAGGAATTGTTCTTAATTTAACTAAGTCAATTCTACTAGATGTAATAATTGGTCCAGAGTCATCAAAGTCAATAGGAAGTGGTTCAGTTGCAATACCACCAACTGCACCAAGAACAAGACCCTGCTGCATACTATCATCAAGATATGTAACAACAACTGATGTTCCTTCAACTGGTCCAAGTGGAGCATGACCAATACCATTCATCGCTGCAGATGTAGTCGGTTGTAGTGATGCACACCATGGTAAATCAGAAGTTGGAAGTAGAGATTTGTCGTGTGTATGTAAACCAACAACACGAATTTGACAACGACCTAATTCAAGTGGGTCACTTCTATTCTCAACTACACCAAAATATACTTTCATTATTAACTCTTTCCACTAAAATCTTTAATTGATGAATCTTTAATTAGTTCCATATGACACTCATGATTATCACGAGTGATAAAATGATTAATCGCTGAGATAAGATATTTACCAGAGAACATCTCATCCATATATTCATCTTGTGTTTCTCGCATTTCAATTGGTTGTGATTTATTTAATCTAACCATAACAACCTGTCCAATTGTATAATCTGTTCTACCTGCTACACTAATTTGTAATTTATTTGCTTCTGCCATACGTAAAATAGAAATACGATCCTGCAGAATACGAGCATTTGTTGTATCACCGAAACTAGAGAATGTTTCAAAAGCACGATTATAGTTAATTAAATGTGCGTTTGCTCTAAAAGAAGCTGCATCAGAGAAAATTGGATATTTGTTTAGGTGCACCTGCGAATCAAAACGATTTGCAGCAACATAGTTTCTGGCAGTATATGTTTTCTTAGTTGAGTCGTAAGAAAATAATTTTGAAGCCATCAATCCTGAACGAATACGATCCATATAATCAAATGCTACTGGAATAGTATATTGAGAAATACGTTTATAGTCCTCGATAATATTCAGTGCGTTGCCACCCATTGGAACAGTATCACGAGTATATCGGTCAAACACAAATTCTTGAGTCACTTCACCTTTGTAAAGAGATTCAAGAGATATAAAATAAAAACCATCTCTGTTTTCAAAGAAAATATAAGATGGCGATTTGTTTTCTGATAGACCATTCTCTGCTAAAAACTGTAAATTCTTAACAGGAGACCAATAGTTAGAAATATACTTAATAGAGTTTCTGGTCGGTTCGATAAAGACGTTTTTATTAGATTCAAAACCTTCTGCTTTATCTTTAATAAAACTAGTAACAATATCTGAAATTTTACCAGAGTAAACTTTACTAATTTTCTTATTAGTATCAACCAAAGATTCGATTGACATAAAGTGTAATTGATATGCAACAGCACGATCACCAACCAAAACTCTATCTGTCATTTTATAAATGTGAAATTTACCAGTAATTCTACCTACCTCTAAAGTGGGTGTACTGATATCAATTTCAACAAACTCTTCACCGATAAATGGCATTAAGTTGACTAAGTCTAGTGCATCTTTAAGAACTAAAGAGCCAGACAAAAATGGTGAGAATAAATCTTCGTAAAACTGAATGTTAATAACCTGTGCAGTGATGTCTTGGAAATTACCCTTACTTGTCGTAATGGTAATTTTCTCAATATTAACATCACCTGCATAACGCAGGATATTAGTTGGATTATATTGCATTATAACAACTCTTTATAATTTCTCAATACAGTAGCAAGTAATGTTGGTGATATAAGTTTTAATCTTCTCTTTCTATCGTTTTCACGACGATGGTGTTGTTCACCAGTGACTGGAATAGCACCAGCTGTTCCAAAATTTACTTTGAAACCATTTGCATTAATCCAATAAACTGGATTGTTTTCTCTACCATCTGTTTGAACTCTTATTGAATTAACTGGAGTTCCAGTTAAAGTTTCACCTGCAGGTAAATACTGTAAAAATCTATGATTAGTGGCATCGTAAGAAGATTGAAGTGGATCTAAAAAATCAAACGTATAGTCAAATGATTTTGTAGTAGTTTTACCTTTTAGATTAATAGTTACAGCTGCAGTCATATACTCTGGAGAATAAACTTCTTCTGTTCCTTGTGGTACAGAAATTGTATAGCTACCACCACGTGGATTTGTTCCAGTAATAATTGTCCATCCTGTATAATACTCAATTGGATTATATGATGTTTTAATATGTCGCTGTAACTCTGGTTCCATTAGTGGGAAGTCTGATGTATAATCAAACTTCTCATTAGCAAGCATAACTACCCAATGATATTCTGGGGATCCATAAAATTTCTCAGCAATAATTTCTGGAGTTTCTCCATCAACAACATCATACTCTTCATAAAGAGTAATGTTTGCTAAAATATCTCTACGAAAACGAATATTACGTGTAATGTCTTTAACTAAGGAAGTTTTGGTAACATTATCACCATAATTAAAGTCGTATAAGAACTTTGGAAAATCTTTGAAGTACATAGATTATAGTCCTTTGTCGATCTGTTCTTTGGTAAGAATAAGAAGTTCTTTGAATGTCATTTGCATATTAATTTGTGTTGGCATTCCATTATCAAAAGTAGTAAATGCACCATTTGGTGTATAGTTTACGTTCATGTCGGTTAGAACACAAGATGTATGTCTATGAATACTTCTATTTTCTTTTCCATTAGTAAAATACAGAATATCAAATTCAGATGGGTAGATAAACACAAAGTGATTAGCACTCTTAAACTCTGGGTGCATATGGAACTTAAATGTCTGAATAATATTCAAAACCATTTCTGCTTCTTTCTCAGATCTTGGAAAGAACTGATAATCGAAAGTAAATGTGCGGAAATCAACACCCTTAAATGCTTGTTCTTTCTTTGGGTTGGCTGCAATACGTAGCTTAGCAGAAAGTGCTCCGCCTGAAACTGCACCAGCACCCTTTGAAAGAATTACGTTTTGAGCAATCTCACTACCAGTGTTTTTGGCGACGTCAACAATACCCTCTGTAGAACTTTTGCTCTTACTCTTAAGTGCGTTAATGATTTCTTCAACACCTGTTTCGGTCATCTGTAATGCAGCAGTGTCCTCATCTGACCACTGCATAGAATAACGAACAGAAAGTTGGTTCGGTACGTGTAGAGCGATAGTGGCTACTGTTCTACGTTTAGAACGAGTTGTTTCTGGAGATTGAGTTCCTGCAACTGCCACACCAACTGTTGGGACTGCAACTGCAGCAACACCTGCAGCAGTACCTAAACCTTTACCTGCGATAATACCTACAGCTGTATTAAGAACTGCAGTAGAACCAGTTAAACTAGATGTTGAAACTGGTTTAGCGATGATATCTGGTCGATCTCGTTTCTCTATTTCTGGTGCTAAAGATAAATTTGCCGTATTTGGTCTTAGCTTAGAGTCTACAGACATGTTCACATAAAATACAGCATAATTTCCACCATATTGCTCTGTCATTAGATCAATAGGATACATATACTGTTCTACACCATACTTGTTTTCTACCAAATTACCTCTATCTGCAGGTGCAGCAACTTTGTCCTGTGTGTTGGAAATTGGCTTAGAGATGTCTTTGCGTTCTGCAGTCATTTTTGATGTTTTACCCTAAATAAAGGTGATTTATTATTCCTATCACTTATTTATGTTCCACAAAAGAAAGTATACACCTGCAAATCCACAAAAATATGCTGGCGATCCTACAATTATCTTTATGAGATCTTCGTGGGAAACTCGTTTTGCTCTTTGGTGTGACCACAATCCAAACGTGGTCAAGTGGGTTTCAGAAGAAATAGTTATACCATATCGTTGCCCCACCGACAACAAGATTCATCGTTATTTTGTGGACTTCAAGATCCAGATTAAAGATAAAGATGGTAATGTTAAGACTTATCTAATCGAAGTTAAACCATCTAAACAATTAGTTCCACCAGAATATCCTGGAAGAAAAACTCAGAGATATTTAGTTGAGTCTGCTATGTTTATAAAGAATCAGGCTAAATGGACTGCAGCAAGATCCTATGCAGCAGATCGTAAGTGGGAATTTAAGATTATTACCGAGCATGAACTTGGTCTGGTTAAACCTAAATAATAATTATGCCTATTAGAAAGAAGACTAAGACTACATCGGAAATTGTCCGTATGGACGTTTTCGAAAGAAACAAGTATGATCTGAACGTCGCTTTCAGAAAGTCTAAGGCATGGTATGAGCAACAGTGGATGTTATTAGCTCGACAAGGTATGACACCCTTTACAGTATATAAGGGTAATCCTTCTCAGCTAACCATGAAGTTACAACCTGGAAGAATGTATTGTTTCTTCTATGAACCACTGAATAAAACTACATTACCATACTTTGATAGATTTCCATTGGTGCTTCTTTATAAAAGAAGTTTAAGTGGATTTAGTGGAATTAACTTTCACTATCTACCGTATCAGTTTAGAGTTGTTTTGTTATATCGTCTAATGCAATATAAGACAAATAACAAGATGGATGAAAATACAAGAATTCGTTATAACTGGGCTGCGATTAAATCAGTAGGTAAATTTGCTGCAGCAGTTCGAGCGTTTAAGCAGTATAACTTTAGTGGCATGCGTTCACTGTTTAGAGAAATTAGAGCGTATGACTGGGCAACAGCATTACTATTACCAGTGGAGAAGATGGTAAACTACTCAGAAGACCACGTTTGGGAAAAGTCTCGTCAGATTATCAACAGGATATCATAAATGTCAGTCAAAAATTTTATCTCAGAAATCAAGTCACAAGGTTTGGCTCGAACAAACAGATTTGCTGTA